GGATTTACGCTTAGGAGAACGGGATTTACGCTTAGGAGAACGGGATTTACGCTTAGGAGAACGGGATTTACGCTTAGGAGAACGGGATTTACGCTTAGGAGAACGGGATTTACGCTTAGGAGACTTAGCCTTCCGGACAACTCGCTTATTATCATTACGGGATTTACGCTTGGGAGATTTAACCATTTTATATTATATTATAATTTAATATAAAATAAAATAAATTTAGTTTTATTTCTTATTTTTATCTTTCTTATATCGTCTCTTACCATTAAAGGATAAGGATCGTGATCTAATACACTCAATTATTTCCTTATCTCTCTTGGTATATGGTTGTCGATTAAACGGTGATATAGTAGTTTGATTATGTTTGATAAATTCACGGATATCATCTAGAGTATAGCAATTTCCATCTGTTTCAAATTTAACGGTTTCACCTTCTAATAGGGCTTCATATGATATATTTGATAAAAACTCTCCCTCGTCTTCATTATGTTTACATTTTAGTTGTATTTCTTCATTATTTTTAAGAACATATTCATCTTTAGACATATTACAGGTTACCCTTATAAGTTGATCGAGTTTCTCTGGTGTTATACCTACTAATGATACAAAATTATCACTTAATATTAAGTCCATAATAGATTGTGGGAGTGATGACAACTCATTATCACTTACATCTAATGTTTTTAGATGCTTTAAATTCCCGATAGAATTTGGAAGTGATGTCAATTCATTGTCACTTAAATTTAATTTTTGTAGATGCTTTAAATTCCCGATAGAATCTGGAAGTGATGACAACTCATTATCACTCACATCTAATGTTTGTAAATTCTTTAAATTCCCGATAGAATCTGGAAGTGATGACAAATCAGTGTTATTCACAACTAATGTTTTTAGATTCTTTAAATTCCCGATAGAATCTGGAAGTGAATATATTAAAGGTATTACCAGGTCTGACGTTAGGCCAAACATCGGATTAGCTGTTGGTAGGGATACCTGCTGTCCGTTAATAACCAATTCTTCATTATTCCCTATAAATGCTTTTACAATTTGTTTATCTAGTCCTTCATATAGTTGAGGGATTGCTTTCATATATCTGTCTCTGTTAGTTATACCAAATAATCCATATTGGCCTCGTAATCCTTGAGCTAATGCCAATTGTGTCCAGAAGCTATCTTTATTGCATACGTTTACAGTTTGTCGATTGCTTTGACACCAGTTAGCTAGTTCAAATATAGTAAGATGTTTTACTTTATTGATTATTGTTTTGAGGACTTCATCTCCACCTCCTAATGTACTTTCTTGATTTCCCATTTATAGTAATATAAAAATTTATTTTCTGCTTACTATTTAAAATTATATAAGTCCTCATCTCCAGAATCCCAACCGGAGGGATCTGGCATAACACCCATTTGTCTAGTTAAAGTCGGTCTTACAAAATTATCATCTCGCACTTCTCGTAATACAAGAGAAGGGATTGGTTTATTTTCCCATCTCATTAATATCATCTTTTTCGGTGTTGGTATAGCATTACCAAAGGGGTTAAGACGGAAATTTGTCAAGGCATTAAATTGTTCCCATCCATCTAAACGTTTATCTTTACTCACTCGTTTATCATGTTTATTCAAGATATTGTTAATATAGTAAATAATTCCCTTATTTATAGGAATTTGTTCTCGGGTATACGGATTCGTTAACCCTTCTCGTCTACTATTATACATTTGTCCTAATATTCCATCTAGATCCTCAGCACTCAAACAATCATATTTACCATCTGAACCCTTATTAATCTTCATATAATCAGTATGTGTAATAGGTGTTCCTAGTAAATCTGTATCAGCACGACAGTTATGCGTAGTGAACTTAAATCGGTTTGTTCGTGGCATTTTATTAGTAGAATTATTTATATTTTTTTGGGGAATTTTCCTGTTTTATTATATATATTTAATCTTTTCTTGTAATCAGCTAGAGAGGTATGAAAACTCGGTTTATTCCACAACACAAACATCGATAAATATCCCGCACGCGTTGGATCACCTGTCGATAAATCCTTTGTATGACGAGTAATATACCGATTTCTACGTTCCTTATTGTGGTGAATTGTATAGTCCTCTGCCCCTTTCTGACCAAAATCTCTTCTTATAGTTCGATTACCTACCTGGAAAATTGCACGCCATTTTTTATCAAATCTCTTAGATTTAATAACTTCTTGTAAGATTATTTTTTGATTATTCATAGAGAGTATTCGTTTTGTAGGATTAGAACGCTTCTTTGTGCATAATTTCTTACGCTCACTTTCTGATAGAGATTGTACTGTTTTTGGGGTCTTTGAATTAACACGACGAGATGGTCTACAATAAGGAAAGTTTTTCCTGTTGTTCCTTGAGCTTCTACCACACTTTACGCGATTAGGCCAGTAGCATACATCGATCCATTCTTCTCGAAACCAACGACTAATACCAGTATTATCGTTATAATCACCAGAATAAGTACCGCCTTTTCTCTTGTATTCGCCAACAAGTCGCCCAGATGCATAAGCGGACCAACGTTTGCCTTGTTTATCAAGAGAACGACGTATTTTCTGCTTAATTTGATTGTATAATTTCTTATTTTTAGGCGTAGGCATTTATTAATATTTAAAAAATAAATATAAGAGTTTTAAAATGTCATTTGCAATACGTAAGAGTAGTAATAGTTCTCCCTGGATAAATGAGATTGAGAGTAATCGCGCCTATCGTGCTAGACATCTTATTGATCAAAAGAGTTGTGTTAACACAACAACCAATCCTACAACTAATCCTACAACCAATCCTACAACTAATCCTACAATAACTACACCTAATCCAACTCAAACGAGTAATAATAACCAAGAGTTACAAGAATGCTGTGTATGTACAGAAAGTTCATTTGTAGTAAGAACAACATGTAATCACTATGTATGCTTAAATTGTCTTACAAAACTAAGAAAGATGGAATGTCCATATTGTAGGGGTAGTCTTGAAGAATTACCGCAACATATTAAATTAATTATGCCTGGATATGTTCAACCATCTAATACAGAATCTGATCGTTCAGCAAATGTTAGCTACTATGAAGATTATGATAATAATTATGCATTACCTCCAACAGAAGAGTAAAATTGAATTTAAATATTATTTAAATTTAAATTCAAAATATGAAGATCAATATCATGACAGCAATGACAAAGGAACGTGGTATTGGGAAAGGTGAAAATTTACCTTGGAATATGTCGAAATATTTACGACAGTGTTTTAAACATATAACAATAGGAGAAGGTAATAATGCTATTGTGATGGGAAGAAAGACGTTCTTTTCGTTTCCGAAACGACCTCTACCTAAACGTTTAAATATTGTGTTAAGTAGAACGATGAAAGGAGAATACTATTATCCTAGTTTAGAAGCAGGATTATTGGAATGTCACGAGAAGAAGGTAGATAATGTATTTATTATTGGAGGTGAGGAAATATATAAACAAACATTATTTATTGCAGATAAATTATATATTACCTATATCTGTCGAGATATAGAATGTGATCGATTCTTTCCTAAATTTAATAATCATTTTTTATATACACGTCAGAATCTACCCAAAGACTTTGATTGTAAATCAAACGACAGAGAAGATGACATAGAATTTGCAGAATACAGACGTGTAAATCACGAAGAAAATTCATATCTAGATAACTTGGAATATATACTAGAAAATGGTAACATAAAACGAGACCGAACCTCAATAGGCACTCGAAGCATATTTGGTGGATTTGAACGATATAATCTTAGACACAACCAAATTCCCATATTAACAACCAAACGAGTATTCATTCGAGGAATTATTGAAGAATTATTATGGTTCTTAAGAGGTTCTACTAATGCAAATGAATTGTTAGATCGAGGAATTAAGATATGGATGAATAACAGTTCTCGTAGGTATATGGATCATCTTGGATTTACGGAACGAGAAGAGGGTGATATAGGTCCTGGATATGGATTTCAGTGGAGACATGCGGGTGCTGAATATGTTGATTGTAGAACAGATTATAAAGATAAAGGATGTGATCAAATAGCAGAATGTATACGATTAATAAAAAGGGGAGGGACAAGTCGTCGTATGATTGTTTGTTCTTGGAATGCGAATGACTTAAAAAATATGAATTTACCTCCTTGTCATTGTTTGTTTCAATTCTATGTAGATGGGGATGAATTGAGTTGTATGATGTATCAGAGATCTGCGGATATGGGATTAGGAGTTCCTTTTAATATTGCTAGTTATTCAATATTAACAAGGATTATTGCACGAGAATGTGGTCTTAAACCTGGAGAATTTATCCATTGTACCGGAGATACTCATGTATATCTTAATCATGAAGACGCAGTTCGACTCCAGATTAATAGAACACCTAATACATTTCCATTATTATATATTGATGATAATATTGAGATGTGTGATTTAGAGTATAAACATTTTAAAATTTTGGGTTATAATCCGGAAACATCAATTAAAATGGATATGGCTATCTAACGAATAATTTTAGCATTCATATTACCTACAAGAAAACCATTCTTATATAGTTTTGCTACATATTTTGTTTTGGTAAAGCAAGCTTCAAAATATCCACCTCTAAACATTTTATATTGTGTTGTTGCAGTAAGGCATTTCTTAGTAGCATCTCGTTTAAAGTATAAATATTTACCATCGTGTGTATGCTTACGAGAAACAAGTTTATATTTTCCACCGGCTTCAAGGGATAATATAATAGTCTCACCATTATATATTCTGAGAGCGCCATCAGCGTGTTCAATTTGTAAATTGAGTTTCATTTTATTATTATATTAATAATAAAATTTTTAATTTAGGAATATTGTATATGCTTGTATATGATTACGTGTATCACTTCCGAGATTTAGAGTAAATGGAATACCGTTATCTACATGTGTATATATATCCCCTTTCATCACAGGAAATGGAACCGTCGGAATAATATCAGACGTATTATATACTCTATATTTATGCTTAACTTTACTATTAAAATTATTAACAAATTCATTATTACCGACTCTTGGAGATGCAAAACTATACATCACAACATCTGCATCTAAATCAGCCAAGTCATAACTACCTAATACAGCAAGAGCTCCACCTAGACTATGACCAGTCACAATCAACATTTTCTTGGGATTTTTCTGGATAAATTTACGTATAGCATCCTTTACATTGGTATAGATACTATTAAAACCACGATGAACCTTTCCATTGCCTAGGACGACTTGTTTGAAATCGAAGTCGGATTCCCATTCATCGATAGAAAATGTTCCTGTGAATGCGATTATATTTACATCTAGAGATTTACTGGATAGTGCGTATCCATATAGATTTCTAGAATTATTATTTGGGCTAATACCCGTGATGGGTGTTGTAATATCAAATTGAGAGGGTTTATTCCATTTCATATCTGGGCAATTCATTCTGGTTACATTATAGCATAATTCATTGAGCATGGCGGCATTTTCGGGTTGGTATTTTGTAGTGAATGGAATAAATGTTTTGTTCCATTCGACCTTTTCGTTTTCGCAATGTTGAGCAATAGTTTTCTTGTAGTTGACGATAAATTGATTAGATAAAATATAGAATGATAATATAATTCCAACAATAACTAATGAAATTAATAACAGTATAATAAACAAGCAAGACGAACCTTTCATTTTATATATATATAATATATATAAAATATTATTTTAATTTCCGACGCCAATACCATATCCACCAGTAACTCGGAACTGCCTATTGGCGACTCCCTGCCACATAGTAGAGCATTCGGGTGAACAGTAGTGCATACCATCTTTAGAGGTATAGTTTTCGCGGATAGTATTATTGCAATTCGCACATTTATCTTGGTTCATATTTACATATAAACAACAAAAATTTAATTTTCAATAAATTCTATAACATCATTTATATCTATACCATTACCAATCCGTAACATATTCTTTTCTAGATAGTCTTTGAATTCCATATATATATCAAAATATTCATTAAAACGATCAGGAGCTATTTCTGGATCATTTTTATCGTAATAATAGTTTTGAGTGAAATCTTCTATTTTACTCTTCCTTTCAATTTCTAACTTATCATACACCCGTAATCGCTCCGCTTCTCTTTTCTGTTTTCGACCCATTTTAATAAGTAAAGTCATCGTTTAAATTATATTTTACCTTCCTATCTGATGTCTGATCGTATACGAAATGACAGAATTTATCGTATCGTTTATCATCATATTTTACACCCAAGATATTATAGAGATTGAGTAAATGGGAGTTATAGTGTTCTTGCCATAACCGGAAATCATAATCTATTCTAAAATATTTATCCATTTTAGAATAGGATATATTGTTTTAATTAGAAAATATAAAATTGATAAAAAAGTTTTATATGTTAGAAAAGAAAAAACATGAGAGTCCAAAAACGTAATGGTCAATTTGAAGAAGTTATATTTGATAAAATAACCAGTCGTCTCCGCCACATCATCAACCAAAATCCTTCCCAACTACAGCGTCTCGATATATCTATCATCGTACAAGAAGTTATCGGTCGCATATATGACGGCATCCCCACCACACAACTCGATAACTTTACCGCTGATATATGCACCTCTAAAGCTTTTCAAGATCCCGACTATAATATTCTTGCAGCCTACATCACCATCGATAGTCATCATAAAAATACCGATACCGATTTCTTTAACGTTATCAATAAACTCTATCTCAATAAAGATGTTAATGGCGATAACGCCGCTCTTATTAGTCGTAAATTCTATAAATTTGTTAAAAACAACAGAGATACTCTTAACTCCATCCTCGATTATACTCGCGATTTCTATCTAACCTATTTCGGATTTAAAACTCTTATGCGCTCCTATCTTAAACAAGTAAATGGCGAGGTCATTGAACGCCCACAACACCTCTGGCTACGTGTCGCTATCGGTATCCATGGCGAAGATATAAAGGTCATTACCGAAACATACAATCTACTTAGTAATTTGTATTTCACACATGCTACACCCACCCTATTTCATGCTGGCTCTACTCGCGCACAACTTGCAAGTTGTTTCTTATTAACAATCGAAGATAATTTAGAAGGTATATTTAAAATAGTGACGGATTGCGCTAAAATTTCAAAATGGGCCGGGGGAATGGGAGTAAATATCTCTAACATACGAGCACAAAATTCTATCATCCGAAAAACAGGCGGTAAAAGCGATGGTATTATCCCAATGCTCAAAGTATTTAATGAAACAGCAAACTATATTAATCAAAGCGGGAAACGACCTGGTAGTATAGCAATGTATTTAGAACCATGGCATGCAGATATATTTAAATTCTTAAATGCGGGAAAGCAGCATGGGGATGAGAAGGAACGAGCAAAAGATTTGTTTTATGCATTGTGGATACCGGATTTATTTATGAGAGCGGTAATGAATGATGATGATTGGTATTTGATGTGTCCAGATGAATGCAAGGGATTAGGAAATGTATATGGTGAAGAATTTGATCGATTATATGAATTTTATGTTAAGGAAAAGAAATATAAAAAGTCAGTCAAGGCGTTAGATGTATGGTCTGGTATCATTTCTGCGCAAATAGAAACTGGACAGCCTTATATGCTATACAAAGACGCGGCAAATAAGAAATCAAATCAAAAGAATTTGGGAACGATTAAATCCAGTAATCTATGTGTTGCTCCAGAAACTCGTATTCTTACATCTCAGGGTTATCAGATTATTAGCGAGTTGGTAGACAATGATGTATATGTATGGAATGGATATGAATTTAGTAATACAACCGTCAAAAAAACGGGTAATTATATACATCTACTATCTATCTCATTTAGCAATGGATGTAAGTTGAGATGTACAGAATATCATAAATTCCTCATAAATCAAGAATTTGTTACAGCAGATTCTCTTGATTTTGGAGCCAAAATTGATGATTATATGACAAGCGATGGAACTCTACATACCAACGTATTTGTTATTAATATTGAAGATGGTGGATATGATGATACCTATTGCTTTAACGAACCAATACGTCATACAGGTATATTTAACGGAGTCTTAACCGGAAATTGCACTGAAATTATCCAATATACAGATAGCAAAGAAACAAGTGTATGTAATCTAAGTAGCATAGGCCTCCCTAAATTTGTAGATTATCCTGATATTTCTAAATTTAAAATCGGTGATAATATTATCAATCTAATTAAGAGCAACAATGAAATCATAACAATGCTAAATTGCGAATGGTGTATATTACTCAAGGGTCTATTACGAGAACGTAAAATCCCTTTCTCAGAAAAAGTCATCGTAAAAGATGATTTCGATTCTCTTGGTATTAAAACGGTTCCTCAATTCTATGTTGATAGTATATGCATCGGAGGCTATACCAATACTAAAGAATTATTTCTACCAACGATAAATCACGATCACCTAAACAAAGTTACCCAAGTAATTACCCGTAATCTCAACAAAGTAATTGATGTTACCTATTATCCTACCCCAGAAGCAAAACATTCTAATCTTAAACATCGTCCTATGGGTATTGGTATTCAAGGACTTGCTGATTTATATATGATGTTTGGTTGCAGTTTCGATTCTGAACTCGCAAAACGACTCAATATCGAAATATTTGAAACAATCTATTTTGCCGCAATAACCGCATCAAATCATCTCGCCAAAATAGATGGACCATATGATTCATTTGTCGGTTCACCAATGTCTGAAGGTAAATTCCAATTTGATTTATGGTTGGAAAATGGGGATATTCCTAATTTAGATCGTTATCTTACAGATCGTTGGGATTGGAATGAGTTAAGAAAGCGTGTAGTTGAAATTGGTGTAAGAAATAGTTTATTTTTAGCACCCATGCCTACTGCATCAACCTCGCAAATTCTAGGGAATAACGAAACATTTGAACCTTATACAAGTAATATTTATAAGAGAAGAGTATTATCAGGAGAATTTTTAGTTATTAATAGATGGTTGATACGAGATTTAATAAATATGGAATTATGGAATGATGATATGAGAGAACGATTAATGTATTATAGGGGTTCAGTCCAGAAGATTAAAAAGATACCAGAGCATACACGGAATATATATCGCACAAGTTTTGAATATAAAAAGAGTTCTTTGATTGAACTATCAGCAGATCGTGGTGTGTTTATAGATCAGAGTCAGAGTCTTAATATCTGGATGGAAAATATTGATTATCAAACACTCTCATCCGTTCATATATTGGGATGGAAAAAAGGTCTGAAAACCGGCTCATATTATATTAGAAGCAAACCCGCAATGAACTCCCAAAGCTTTACAATAGATCCTATCAGAGCAAGGCAAATACAACGTGAGGAAGAAGGTGAGGAAGAAGGTGAGGAAGATAATGAATCTTGCTTAAGCTGTGGAAGTTAAATTTTAAGATATTTAGAATTATATATAAATTTAATCTATATATAATTTATTTAGTTATCTACATCTTCTTCACTTTCACTACTTTCACTACTTTCGTCCTCTTTATCGTCCTCTTTATCGTC